TTATTTGGATTGATTTTATTTCCATCATGATAGTGATCCGAATTTAGGGATTTCCCATTTGATTGGACAAGACAATTTGGAAATTGACAAACCTTTATTGCTCCCATTTCTTTGATTTGTTCTTTTGTAAAACTTCCTTTTAGAAAGTGGCTAGATGAAAGATTACCACATTCTTTACATTGGCTTTTTCGTTTGCTGTGCTCACATATTTGAGAACCACAACATTCATGACAAGTATATTTTATTCTGCCGTGTTCACAAAATGTAGAACCACCACATTCTTTACAAAAACCTTTTTGTCGTTTATGTTCGCATATTCCAATACCGCCACATTCTTCACATCTGCTATGTTGCCTTCCGTGTTCACATTTCTTTTGCGTCATTTTACCTCTTAAATAGAAATGCCCACATCTGTTAGAAGCAGTGTGGGCTGACTAATAATTGTGATTGATGACAATCATAGTCAAAATCTATTTATTTCAACCTGAGCTTCTAACTCATCTTTATTTAGCCTCGTAAAATAAAACTTGGTAACAATATTTTCAAAATAAGTTAACTTTTTACTTGACAAGTTATTACATTTCTGCCATACTTAATATACATCAATAGTTGTATTAAATGCCTCGCGTTGAGGCCAACAACTCGTTAGCGACGAAACATCAGAGGCATACAAAAAGGAGTTTCTGGTGACGCAAGGCAAGTGGTGACCTTTCCGAGTAATTGGATAAATAAACCCAGAAACGGAGTGGATTTAACAAGAACATAATTTGTTCTAATTCCACAGGTCATTTCAATCTCTTGAATCGTTGAAATGATTGCGCTGCTAATAAAGATCGTCGTTGAATTTATTCATATTTGGGAACAGAGCAACCCTCCCAAAGCAGATTTTGACCGATGATGTATTCATGCGGGATAGCAGTAAATGCCGTTCCGTTTTTTAAAACAACGCATTTTAGCGTTTCTGTCTTTAAAAATAAACCAAAATAAAGCGTATTTTGAAGGAAGGACGAGTCCGAAGGACGAGTAATTCCTTCAAAAAATCATAGCGAACGAAGTGAGCTATGATTCTTATGAGGAATAGAAAAATCTATTCTGATTTCATAGAAGTGTATTTAAAAACAAATTTCCTACAGGCCCGGTTGTGCTACGCACAACGCCACCCGCTTCGCGGCTGGCTTTTTGTAAAGAAGTCTTTCTCTCTCCTTCGCTGCGCTGTCCTCCGCTTCGCTCCGGACTGCTCGCTTGGTTCGAGAAATACTATTTTGCTTCGCATTTCTTTTGTTTGAGAAACCAGAGGTTTTTTAAATATATTTGCTTTTAAATAAAATCCGCCGCGAAAGTATAAATATCGGTATGGACACAGGACATTGGTATTTTTTCAAGGAATTTGATACAGATCAATTTGTTGGATTTGTTTATCGTATAACTCACATACCTTCTGGTAGATCGTATATTGGAAAGAAATTTTTCAAATCAACTACCAGAAAAATAGTCAAAGATAGGAAAAATAGAAAAAAGGTTATAAAGGAATCAAATTGGAAAAAGTATACAGGCAGTTCAAATTGGTTGAATGCAGAGATTTTGTTACATGGTAAAGACCAATTCAAATTTGAAATTTTGAGTCTACACGAATCTCGTGGAACTTTGGCTTATACAGAAATTGAAACATTGGTTAAATATAATACATTGAGGGAAAAATTACCGGATGGATCAAAAGCGTTTTTTAATGGTTTAATCCCTCCGTGCAAGTTTACACCAGGAGATGAAACCGAAATAGAAAAACAATTCAAAACTTGAGAGGTGCAGGAGAATGATTGAAAAGACTGTGACAAGTGAGGAACTCCGAACCAAATACATTAGACTTGCCAAAGTCTTACATCCAGATCATAATCCAAATGACCCTGACGCTGATCAAAAATTTCAGGAACTTCAAAAACAATACGAGAAGGCACGAAAAATATTGGGAGTAAAAACTCAATATCAAGCATCTATATCTATAACCTTAAAAGAATCTATACTGGGAACAGAAAGATTTTTTACCACAGATGATGGCAAACAAAAATTTTCTTTGTCAATACCAGCAGGGGTTAAAAATAAACAAACAATATCATTTCGCGGAATAACTGTAAACTCTGTTACGGATACCGCTCTTCATATTAAAATTTTGATTGATGTTCCGCATGATTTTTCCATTGTTGGAGAACAATTAATTTTGAAAGAATCCGTCTCATATTGGAAATTGTTTTTTGGTGGCAAACATAAGATTACAGGAGCCACAGGAAACCAAATTATAATTACTGTGGCAAAACGAACCAAAAGTGAAAAAATGTTCAAAGTCAGAGGAGAAGGTTTATGGAATCGTGTTGAAAACAAAAGGAATCCGCTATATATTCAATTTTTTGGTTCAATAATTTGACATTTGTGTAACTATATGGTATTATTATCTTGAGGGTAAAAATGGCTAAGATAAATTTAGGAGCAGCATTAATTTCAAATGTAGTTGAAATGAGCTTTGCTATAGCAATGAGTATGGAGCAAACTACAATTACTACCGAGCATATGCTATGTGCGTTAATTCAAAGCAATTTGATTAGACGATATTTCACTGCCAAAGGTATTGAAATGAATATGTTGAGCGTTGAAATACTTGAGCATATTCAGGAAAATTCCCATCTGCTAAAGAATCAAATGAAAAACCCTGACCCTAATGTTATGGAAGGTCAACTAACATCCGAAGTTGCAAGCATAATCCGCACTATCCAAGATTTGGCAAAAGCAGAAAAACGGGAAGTTGATATTTCCGATATGTTGCTTACTTTGCTCAATGCTCGTGAAACTCACGCCTCTTACTTTCTCAGTAAGTACGGCATAACCGAGGAAATGATTATTCAACTCAGAAAGGATATAACTGCTACCGTGGATATCGTACATAATATGGGAGGTTCCTCTGAAAGCGCACTTACGCAGTATTGCCAGAATCTAAACGAAAAAGCAAAAGATAAGGTTGCCGATCCGCTAATTGGTAGGGATAAGGAAATTTTTACAATTGCCCATACTCTTAGCAAGCGCAAGAAATGCAATGTGTTGCTTATTGGTGATCCTGGTGTTGGCAAGTCTATGATTGTTGAAGGCTTGGCACAGCGTATCAATGATGGTAAGGTTCCATCCTCACTCAAGGGCAAAGAAATTTTCAGCCTTGATGTTGGCACGCTAATTTCTGGAAGCAAATTCCGTGGTGACTTTGAAGAGAAGGTCACAGATATTTTGAAAGAACTTGCCACCAAACCAAATGCCATTTTGTTTATTGACGAAGCCCACCAGATTGATACGGGCGATGGCAAAGGACAAATGGGCCTTGGCTTGGCTTCAATGCTCATGCCCGAATTGAGTCGTGGAACAATCAAGGTAATTGCGTCAACAACTTGGGAAGGATTCCGCCAAACTTTTGAAAAAAATACTGCTCTTATGCGCCGTTTTCGTGTAACGGCAGTTGATGAACCATCTCTTGCAGAAACTCTTGAAATTTTGAAGGGAACTCGTTCTACAATTGAAGAATTTCATAAGGTAAAAATCAATGATACGGCTCTTGATGCCGCCATTGAATTGACCGTCAAGTATCAACCAGACAAAAAGTTGCCAGATAAGGCAGTTGATATTTTGGACAGTGCTTGCGCTCGTAAGAAGGTTCTTGAAACTGAAGGGAACAAGGTTGATAGAGCAAGCATCATTCGTGAAATTACTGATATGACTGGAATTACTGTAAAGAGTGAAGCCACAAGCGGGGATGCTGCCAAGTTTATTCTAACTCTGGGTGATAGACTCAATAACAGCGTTTTCCATCAAAATAAGGCAGTTGATCGTGTGTCACAATGCTTGATTATTAGTCAAGCAGGACTCAAGAATCCAAAGAAACCAATTGGTAGTTTTCTATTTGTTGGGCCGAGTGGTGTTGGTAAGACATATTTGGCTCGTCAGTTAGCAGAAAACTTGAATATGCATTTTACCAAGTATGATATGAGTGAATTTCAGGAGAAACATGCCGTTGCTAGATTGATTGGTGCGCCTCCTGGATATGTTGGTTTTGGTGACGGTAAAACTGGTGAAGGTCAGCTTGTCAATGATTTGTTGAAGCATCCAAACAGTGTTATTCTTTTTGATGAAGTTGAAAAGGCACATCCTGATACATTCAATGTATTTTTGAGTTTGCTTGATGATGGTGAAATTACTGGCACTACTGGTAAGGTTGCCAGTGCCAAGAATTGCATTATCATCATGACAAGCAATCTTGGAACTCGTGAGGGCGCAAAGGCTCAGTTGGGTTTTGACACAAATAAAACAGGAAAATCTGCATCTGCTAAGGCAGTCAATGATTTCTTCCTGACTGAAATGCGTGGCCGTATGACTAGTATTGTTGAGTTTGTTGATTTGGACGAACTCAGCTATCGCAGGATTGTGGCTGAAAGAATTACTGAAATTGGTAAGATGCTTACTTCTCGTAATCTTCGTATCGTGGCGAGTGAAGCGCTCATTACTCATATTCTGAAACTAAATAAGAACAGTGAGTATGGCGCAAGAAAGATAGCTGGAACTGTGGATGATATTATCAACTATCCTCTCAGCATTCAATTGTTGAAGGGAAAGATTAAGAATAACAGCACAATTCATCTTGATTGGGTCACTGATGTATTGGTGATTGAAGCAAAAAAGATTAAGGTTGCAGTCAAGGAATCAATCAAAATTAAAAAGGAAATTTAAAGAAAGGAAATGATATGGCAAAAATTATTGAAGGGAAGTGGGTAATTCAGTTAAGTAAGTTGGTTAAAAACGATAATCAAGATGAAATTGCATTAACTGATGAAGAATTGGAAACAATTCAATCAGCAGTAGAACAATTAGTTGATGATGAAACCATTGTTGTTGAAATCATTTAAGTAATGGAGTAGTATGAAAGGAAAAACTGATTTTGGCGAAGTGATGGTGTCGGGGTTAAATTACTACGGAAGCGTAGAAAATCAGCACACTAAGCAGACCAGTTTTGTTAGTCCATCATGCAAAGGTGATGGACTTGTTCATCGCGCCAGCGGTCAACACACGATTCAAGTCCACACAATTAATTTCAACGGAAATATTTCAATTGAAGGCACTCTTGACCGATATTCAAATACCGGGGCGTGGCTCCCTGTTCAATTGACAAATACAATGACGGGTAATGTTGCCACCGATTTGGGATATACTTATACCATTCCAGTTCCTGGTGTGCCATACTCTGGAAAAACAATTGAACTTAATCAATTTTTCATTGCGACTGGTCAATACGCTTGGTTGAGAGCAAATATCAGTAATATTTCAAATGGTATTGTGGATTCAATCAAGCTGTCTTTTTAGCGCCAAAAATGTCCAATTATTCCTGTTAGTCCAGCCATTATAAACGGCCATAGTTTTTCTAAAATAGTTCTTTCACCCGACCCTGTATCACGACTTTTGCGTAGGTCACTGATATCCATGTGTAGTTGTTCATGTTCTTTGTCATGCATTTCTCGCGTGACATAAAGATTTCGTTCTTCAACGAATTGATTTCGGACATCAACGATTTCTTGACCTAAAGCGTCGTGTTCTCTATCATACAATTCTCTTGCGACAAAACTGCCGCGTTCACTCTCAATCTGTTCTCTTAATTTATTTCCAGACAGTAAACGCCGTTCAATCTCTTCTTTTGCAGTGGAAAGTGCGATATTTGCCGCTGTAAATGCAGTAGCAACACCTTCTTTTTCAAGTCGGTGAATATCTGGATGAGCGCGTTGCCATTCTTCCATTTTCGATACTCGTTCGCGAAGTGTGGGTAATGCATCATGAAGTTTTTCAAACTCTTTTGCTAAGTGTTCTAAGTCAATCATAGTTTTCTCCAAAAATATTACAATAAAACAAAGTTCAATAATATTTATCAAAATGGGATAAAATGTTTTGAATGTACGGTATGTGACTTTAGATTTTTCTTGACATTTACAAAACAATCCTCTATAGTTGTAATATATACCATAAGGAATCCAATGAATATAACCGCAGAACAAGTAGAATATCTTAGAAAACAGCATGTGCAATTTGGACTACCTTGCTACGCAGGAATGGTTCATGAGTGTGTCATGACTTCTCTTATCAAATTTGTAATTTATGCTCAACGAATGGGAATGCCATTTTCCCTCGACACAATGATCAATGAAAGTTTGATTCAACGAGCAAGAAACCATTTGGCAGCGAAGTTTTTAGAAAATGGTGTTGCAACCCATCTAATGTTTATTGATAGTGATATCGGTTTTGAACCAGAACATATTTTCAAATTGTTGTTGCATGACAAGGATATTGTTGGTGGTTTATATCCCAAAAAGGCTCTCCCTCCTGATTATGTAGTCAATGTCAGTCCAGATGCAGTTAGTGAAGAGGGTCAAATAAAAAATCTGGACACTTTAATTCCTGTAAGCCGTTTGGGAACTGGGTTTATGCTTATCAAACGCAATGTTTTTGAAAAGCATATGGCCGCATATCCAAATACCAAATTTACAAATAACATTGGACTTGATCCAAAGTTCAATCCATTTTGCTACACTTTCTTTGATTGTTGGATTAGTCAAGACGCAAATCGTGAATATTTGTCAGAAGATTGGGGATTTATTGTCAAGAGTCGAGTAATTGGTATTCAAGCATATGCAGACCCAACAGTTCGTCTCAATCATAGTGGAACTTTTGTATTTCCTGGCGATCCTACCGCATTGTATACCAGCATGGGATTGAAGTTGGAAGATGTTCCTCACCTTACTCCAAGAATTGCTATGAGGAAGGACGAGATAGCAGATGAATCTGCCAAACTCTGCGTACAACCCGATATGGAAGCATTAAACAAATATATTGAAAAGAAAAAGCAAGAAGCTGAATTATTGGCTATGACAACAGGGAATATTTCAATTTCTTCAACAGATGTTTCAATACCTAATGTTTCAATACCACAAACTTCCAGAGTAGTTTTGTCAAAGAAGAAAAATAAAGGATAAAATTTTCTTTTCCATCGTTTTTGATTCATTGTAATTTAACTCTAACAAGGGAATTCTGTGCGACATACAGTATTCCATTTTAATTTTGTCTCGCTCTTGAATAGTTTTAAGACCATCATTTCCATTCCAAATGAAAACTGGTTTGAAATGTTGTTTTCCTTGAAATTCGATTAACCCATTGAGTTTTTGATTATTGTTGTACACACCAAAATCAAATGGAAGTGCTCTTTTAAATTTACAATCATTGAATCTGATTTGCTTTGAAAATGGCACACCTAATTTTATAAGTATGTTTTCAATTTTAGTTTCTCCTCGGCTGTTGTTACACGAGGGACAGCCTCTACCACGCAAATGATTATCTGGAGTAACAGAAAAATCTCTGTGTATTGGACAAGTAACCAGTAATTTTTCTCGTACTCCATTAAAGATAGAATTTTCATAAGTGTAAAAATTATTATGATACAATCTTGCTTTCTCTTTAAAATTCTTAGATTTGGCGGTTCGATGGCGATTTATAATCATTTTGGCACATTTATGACATCCTTTGTCACGTAAATGATTATCTGGTGTAATTGAAAAATCTCCATGTATTGGACAGGTAACAAGTAATTTGATCCTTGCGGTTTGATACTTAGCATTTTCATAACTATAAAATTTGCTATGAATGATATTTGCTCTATTGATAAAGTCTGATAGCAAACCGGTTTGCTTTTGAATTGTTTTGATTCTGCCACATTCGTAACAACCATTACCATTTAAATGCTGGTTTGGTCGCTGTTGAAATTCTCCATGTATAGGGCAAATAATTCTGACTTTGGTGAAATTGTTGCTGTATTCCACCAAGGTATAATCGTAAAAATGGTGATGTTTAATTTTGGCTTTATTAATAAAAATTTGAGTTGTTGATTGTTGGCTCATAAGTTGTCTCCTCTTTATTTATCTTTTTTCAGAAGATTCTGCGTAATTAGTATATAATTCTATTATAACACAAAGGAATAAATATGAATATGAGAATAGAAGAAATCGAACATCACCCCGCTAAAATATATTTGGATTTAGATGGTGTTGTTGTATGGCTTGATAAAGCTATCGCTGAATACAATAATGTATCCTTGGCAGAATATGATTTGTTGGGATTCAACAATAAGTATTGGACAAATGTGTTAAATACAGCTAATCTTAAGGACTTTTTTGCTAATGCGGAATGGGAAAGTAATGGCAAGAGTATGTTGGGATGGATATTATCTCAGTATATTCCAGTTACTTTTTTGAGCCGACCTGTACGAGAACCGGGTACAAAAGATTGTATTGCTGGAAAAAATATTTGGTTACATCGGCATGGAGTATCTGTTATTCCAGTAATTTATGAATTTGATAAAGAAAAATACGCCACTACAAAAGGCAGACCAAATATTTTGATTGATGATCATCCTGACAATATTAATAAATGGAACGCGGCTGGCGGAATTGGAATACTCTACAAAAATGCTTGGTTTCCAGAGGTTATTTCCAAACTTAACAAGATATATGGAATCACATGAAGATAAACGAAGTAATTGAAGATGTGTCGCAAACCATGACCCTTTGGCATGGTGGAAGAAATCTTCAATTCAATCAGATGAATATGATTCCCGCTAAGAAAGGCCGATGGGAATACGGCCCAGGTTTATATCTCACTACTCATTATGAAACTGCCAGAAAGTACGCCAAAGGCGGCGGAACAACTTTTAAACTCACAATTGAAAAGGGAACAGATATTTCTAAAGTCACTATTGAGTTACAAGAAGCAATTGATTTTGTTAAACGATATGTAATTGGTCAGTATCGCAAGCCAATGATTGAAGATTTGACGAACAATATCAACAGACTTGGAAAGCTATTTCTTGAAGTGTTGGTTAACCTTTGTGTAAATTATCAATGTTTGTCACCAAAAAATACGGTTGAATTGAGAAAGTTTATTGTAAATCACGGTGCCGATTATGAAATATCTCGTGGTTTTGCTGGAAGGGCTGAAACCATCGTTGTGATTTTTAACCCTGCAATAATCAAAAAAATTGAAGCTGTCAAGGCTTCCGATGTGTCGTTAGATCAAAGGGAACAACATATAGAGTAGTTTGAATAAATACTCATACTATGCTATTAAATGACTTGTATAATCATGCTTGGAGAAGTACAACACTATTTGAAGGCGGTAATATTTGGCCAGAAAGTAGTCATTTTGATCAAGTCATTGCTTCTCAATTGGTAGCTGAAACTGATAGGTATCTTCATGATATTGGTTTACAAGCTTACGTAATTGGTAGTGCAGCCACACCCACCAGCGGAAAAATGAGCGGAGATTTAGATGTTTTAGTTGATCTAACTCACTTGGAAAATACTTTCAAAATTTCTGATTCAAAAATAATTCGTCAAAAATTTGAGCAATATCTTCAACAAAAGGGATTAAAGACCAGAAAAACTGGAATTACAGTTCATATTTTGCTTCCATTTAAAGGTAAATTTTATCAAGTTGATATTAAGCCTGTAAAAAATGCAGAACGCATCAGATTGTTTCATACACATATCCTTCCTAAAAATAGTCCGTTTAAAGGTTTACATAAGCAATTACTTATTAATGCATTGGCAACAAGCCAAGGTTTCGTTTGGAGTTCTGATGAAGGTCTTTTTATGCGAGATTCCGATGGAAAGAAATCAAGTTTCATTACCGACGACTTAAACGAAATTGCTCACTATTTAATCGGTTCAAACGCTAAAGCATCTGATCTTGGTAGTGTTGAAAGTATTATTGCTGCTATACCCGATCCAGCACAAAAACGAGCGATGGTTGATTTGGCTTACAGTTATGAACGATGGGATGCTGTTCGTCCGATTACAGAGGCGGCTGCCCCCCAGGTGGGTCGCAAATATCAACATATTGAAGATTTAGTTTTTACCAATGGTAGCATTGGTGGACTTCATGCTGTTGAACGATTGAAGGAGATGAGTAGTGAAGGAAAGGGTATAGAATTAAAAATGGATGGAAGCCCAGTTTTATATTGGGGCCGTGATGATACTGGCAAGTTTCATATGTTACCTAAGAATGCGGTGGAATATCTCAAAAGAGGAGTTCAAACTACTAAGGGTGGAGTTCAAACTTTGCTGGGTAGTTCAAAAGATGTAGAAAAATTTATTGCTACTACTGGAAATGTTGAACAAGGTCAAGAATTACTTCGTCAAAAATACGCTCAAAATTTATCTAAATTATGGAGCTATTTTGAAAAGATAAGTCCAAAGAAAGGATTTATTGAAGGTGGATTGTTATTTTGGCCCGGTGATCCTGCAACATTAAATCCTAAAACGAATGAGTGGGATTTTAAGCCAAATGTTACAGAATTTCATGTTCCTGCTGACTCTGAACTTGGTCAACGGATTTCAAAAGCAAAAGTAATGATCGCCGCTACTGGCTATTACAAATATATTGGAGCAGATGAAGAAAGATATCCAAATGTTTCAAAATTATCATCAGATGATGTTCTCGTCGTGGGAACAACATATGTAGAATCAATTCCTAAAATTGATATAAAGGGATTGGATAAAGTTGCAGCTTTTATCAGTAAGAACGCTAAAATCATTGATTCTTTTGTTGCTGGTCAGCCGGGGTTGTCTCGTCCCGGCGATATATTATACAAATTTTTCAATCAAAATTTTCGTGTAGAACAAGTTACTAAACAATTTATAGCTTGGGCTGCTAAAAATCTTAGTGCTGAAAAAACTAAAAAAATGTTGGATCATCCAGGATTGAAAGCAATTTTTGCTGCTATGGAAATGCTTACGGCAGAAAAATATAAGTTGCTTAGTGTTTTGGCACAAGGAACTCATGGCGGTATTCGTCAAACAAATCCAGAGGGATATGTTCAAGCTCATTCTGATAAAAAATTTAAGTATGATCTTCCCGGTCAATTCATTAAAGCTATTGATCAAAAAAATTGGAATCCAAAAATGAAGGCTGATCGTCTTCAAGAGGATTTGCAACGAACTGGTAATAGCAAAATTGCTGTGCTTGGATGGGGAAGAGGTATGGGACATAAAGGACATATGTTTCTTGCCAGCAGTGTTCTTACTCAAGCGAAGAAAATGGGAGGCGATCCGTACTTCGTAGTAAGTCGTACCATGGGGAAGGATGATCCAATTACTCCCAGAGAAAAACTTGCCATCTATCGTAAGGTTTTTCCGTCCCAAAAGAAAATATTTTTTGCAGCAACAGACGAAATGCCAGATTTAACTCGCGTTCTTCGTAAATTACAAGAAATGGGATATACCCAATTAACGGTAGTAGTTGGTGAAGATCAAGTTAACGCATTGAGTTACGTAAAAAAATATAACGGAGTATCAAATAACAAAGGGGAAATTCCCTTTTCATTTGACAAGATTGATGTCATTAGCCGCCAAGAAACTGGTGACCCAAGTAGTACCGAGGCAGGACCACGAGCTACACCAATGAGAGATATTCTTCGTGATCCACAAGCAACCGTCCAGCAAAAAATTCAAATATGGCGATCAGCGATGAATTCTTCTATTAGCGATAAGGATGTTATGATTCTTATGAAGAAGGCTGCTAAAAGACTTGGGGTTCCGATTCAAGAGGCAAATGATATATATAATTTTTCTGAACTTGTAGAAGTTAAAGAAAATTTGAACCAAATTTTTGAAGGACACTCAATAACGGAAGATGGATATAGAGCCAACGCTGGAATGTTTCGTAAGGCTATTCTTTCTCAAGCAGAAAGAGATGACATTCTTCATGAATTGTTATCACATTTCAAAATTAGTAAAGTTCCACCAATAGGGATACATTCAGTAAAAATGAAAAAGTATTGTTTGGGTGTTACTTATTGGGCAATTAATCATACCTTGTATGTAGGAATCAATCCAGATGCGGCAAGAGATGCGTTTATTTATAAATCTGTTTTGGCTCATGAATTGTGCCATGTTGAAGATTTTTTAAATAATATATTCCCGCGTTGGCTTGACAATGAGAAACCAGATATAGAAGATGAGGAGTCTGAACCGAATTGGTCTAAAAATGATGATGACGATGATGGATCAGGTACAGAAGAAGTAGATATAGACGGTCACGGCCCAAAGTGGCTACAAATTGCTAATCGTATTAATGGGATTTATGGAAACAACTTTATTACAATATATACTGGCGATAGATTCAAATATTCTCTAGTAGGAAATATAAAAACAGGAAAATTATATATTCCAAAAGAACCAGTGACGGAAGCCGTTGATAATCAAATCAACGATGATGGTTGGATACTACCCAGTGGAAAGTTTATACCACTCAATTTTAGATTATCTAATCATCTTATGATACTTCGTGATCATGGTATGGATTCTTATAAAGAAGCATATAAGGAGGGATGGATTCATTTATATATCCTGAATAGAACTACTGTTGAGTTAGATACTACAACAGTTGGAACAGAAAATAGTAAAAAATTAATGAATGTAGTTCGTACACGCTTGGCACAAAAGTATCCAAGCATTATATTGTCAATATGGGGAGAGTCAGGTTTCAAAAAGAAGACACTTGAATGGAATGGTAGATATTTTGATACTTATAGACGAAGGGATGAGTCCATAAATGAAGGCATCTCCGTACAACAAGTTGGTCAGGATGGTTGGTTATTGCCAACAGGAAAGTTTATTCCAAATGCGCCAGGGGAAGGACATTGGAATACTTTGAAAAAGGCTGGTATTAAAACTTATACATCTGCTTGGCGCAAAGGATGGCTTCATGTTTCTTGTCAAGGGAGAGGAGAATGTGTTATTCAAACTATTTTACCATATGAACGGGTTTGCAAAAGATCAGAAAAGATAGCCACAGATATTCAGTCTTCGTTTCCAAATATTTTTCTTTTATGTGGTGAAAGTTTTGGAAATGATGAATATGAATGGACTGGTAAAGAATTTGTTCGGAACGCAAAACGACGTAATATGTATGAATCCTACGGTTCACCCGCTACGAAAGCAAGACACAGTTTTTTCGTTCATACGGCATCATCCCTAATTAGCCGTGATGACGTAGCAAAGCATCTGGCGTCTCTGTGGCATCACTCAGTCACACCTGAGCAAGTTAATCATCTTCTCCAAGCTGATTGGTACGAGCTTAAGAAGGTACCTCTTGATTTGATTCGGGCTGAAGAGGGTTGTTTCAGTGAAGAGCAAGCCAAAGAGTATGGGAGTCGATTAACACCACTTCCTCCGGTTATTCTTCAGCCTCGCGATTATTGGGATGATGATAGCCCAATTGTAGATGGGCATCATCGCGCCTATGCTGCCTATCTACGTGGTGACAAAGATATCATGGCTTACGTTCCGGTTGAAGATTCTTTGATTCCGCCGCGTGGTGGAAGATTCGCCGCAAATCATATATTTGAATCCTACGATACACCCGCTACGAAAGCAAGTGGCGTAGCCTTTATAAAAAGAAATGGTAGTAAAACATCCCCGATTGATGATGATGGTTGGTTATTGCCAAATGGAACTTTTGTTCCAAATGGAATAACAAGAGGTCATGTAACGACAGCCCTTAAAATGGGATTCAAATATGGATATGATGCGGCGTATGAAGCAGGTTTGATTCGTTTGTCAATATATATTCATCAATTTGAAACGTCACAACAAATGTCACCAAGATTGGAAAATCTTGTCATAAAAGCAATCAAAAGAATGCGCAGTTCCCAAGATGCAACTCTTATTAGCGGTTCAGGTTCTCCATTTTATAAAAGATTTAATTGGGATGGTAAACAATTAGTTTCACAGAACCGAAGGGCGTGGTAAAATGCTGATTGAAGATTTCATTCCCGAAGTTTATCGGCAGAAACCTCCTACTCCTCTTGAGTATAAGAAGAAGTATGGAAGTAAAACTGTGCCGATTACTGATCAAGGATGGTTATTTCCAGATGGAACATTTATTTCAAATGGAGGAAGAAGTCATGTAGCGATGGCCGACAAAATGGGATATGGTCGTGGGTATGATGAAGCCTTTACTGCTGGATTACTTCGTGTAGCATTTATGGGATTTGGTAGAGGCGGCGACGGCGAAGCTTATTTAGAAACCGACAAACGTATGTCTCCAGAATTGGAAAAGATTGTTTTGAAGGCCATAAAAAGGTTTCCTAAAGGTTATGGATTAGAATTTGTGAGTGGCTCTGGAACTGGCTTTCAAAAAAGATTTGATTGGGATGGAAGACAGTTAGTTCCACAAAGACGACAACGTAACGTTTATGAAGATTTCAATTCACCCGCAAAGAAAGCAGTTGACAAATGGGCCATTGAAAAATGGCGATCTTCCGAGTTTATAAAAAGGGTTGGTAGTAAAACTGCGCCGATCAATGGTCATGGTTGGTTATTTCCAAGTGGTAGATTTGTTCCAAATGGATATGAAAGAACACATTTAGGAACTGCTAAGATGATGGGTTTCTTTCATGATTATGAGGATGCGTATAAAGCAGGGTTGCTTCGTGTAGTTGTTCATGAGGGGTTTTCTTATTTTGAAACTATACAAAAAATGTCTCCAAAACTGGAAAGTTTTACTATTAGGGAGATGAAGAGAATATCAGACTTAGTAGATTTTGAATTGAAGACTGGTTCTGGAACCGAATACTATCAAGCATTTCAATGGGATGGAAAACAACTAAAACTAAGAAGGGGTATGTGGTAAAATGTTTGTTGATGATTTGATTTCTGAATCCGTTATTGAACGACCATTGAAGGCTGCGCTGATGGCCTTGAAGCCTTATGTGGTTCAAAAAGTTCAATGGGAATATGATAATTGGGGAGGTTCTTATGGATTATGTAATGATGTTGCGAAAGTCATGGCAAACTGTATTAAATATGATATTTTCGGCGTAAAAACATCTATTATTGATAAGGATAACGATCATTATTGGGTTAGAGCGTGGATGGGTAAAGAATGTTACGATATTGATATTCCGTTTGGAAAATATGAACGATGGAGTGAAAAGCGTGAACAATTTTTCAAAGTTTCAAATGTAATTTTTACTCCGCGAGATATTTTTATCTATAAGTCATCCAAAATGTTTTTGAAGGCTCCGTGGGAAGCGAGAAAACGATATAATCCAATGAATGTCAAGAAATTTTTTATGAGAGAGTCTCCAGATTTTGGCTACTCTCAATTCAACAACAGAGATAAGGACATAAAGAAAATCAAATTCGTTGTGGAAAGAGAACCACCAAATGCTCCTGGATTTGAGATTAACATTCAAAATGATCCATGGACAAAAATTCGTTGTTTTTCATTTGGAAATAATGATGTTATAGAAGTTACACGAATTCAAATAACTCGCGAATGGCAAGGAACTGGCGTTGGTCAAATATTGTATGATAAAGCAATTCAACTCTCAAAGAAAATGGGTTATCATTATTTTGAGTCTGGATTTTTCAGAACAAGTGATGCCGAAAGTGCATGGGATAGATTGAGACAACGATATTCAGTTGAAAAAGTTCCAAATAAGAAAGGCCCAGCAAACGCATTGAAAACAGTTTATCGAATTGACCTGACAAAAATTCCATTGAAGGAGTCTCCAGATTTTGGGTATTCACGATTCAATGATCGCGATAAAGAATTGTCATCAGTAAAGTTTAATATAAGAAGTGGCCCCAAGAATGTAGATCATCAATCATTTATAATAGAAGCAATAAATGAAAATAATGAAATTGGAAAAATGGTTCTTAGTTTTATATTCTCATCATCAAGTATGAATGTTTTGAGAAGCGAAATTGTAAAGGAATGGAAAGGAACTGGTCTTGGACAAATGTTATATGACAAGGCTATTGATTTGGCAAAGTCAAAAGGTTGTAGAGAATTTCGTTCGGATACTACACGAAGTTATGACGCTGATCAGGCATGGGAAAAGTTGAGAAAGAGATATCCAGTCCGATATAGAGATTCACATACATACATTCCTCATTCATATTTTTATATTGTCTTGAGCAGAATAAAAGTGGCTGAGTCTCCAGATTTCGGTTATCGTCATTACAATGATCGTGATGCCGAGATTTCAAAGTTGACGTGGAAAGTAAAAAGTGACGAAAATGGTATAGAAATTAGAGCAATTGATAAAAATAATATTTCTGGTTTTAGTGAAGGGGTAATAATAGCTCGCCCAATGAAATCTGATAGTTGTGGAGACATTTCGTGTATAGAACTCAATGGCATTCAAATAACTACAAGTAAATTAACAGAAAGAGGTAACTGGCATAATACTGGTCTTGGTCAAATGCTATACGATAGAATGATTCATGAAGCCAAAAAAGCTGGATATTCTTATATTGTTAGTGATTTTACAAGATCACTGTATGCTAAATCGGCGTGGGAAAAATTGGCTAAAAGATATTCAGTGAAAAAATTGAAAGATTCTGACGGTGATAGTTATTTCAGAATTGATTTACAAGGAAAATAATCTTGGAAATCTCAAAAGATTGGTAAATACTGAAGGTGAACTATGAGAATTTCTGAAATCATTCAAGAAACATCATCTGGAGGGTCAACTTCGGCCGGAAATATGGGAACCACGATTGCTGGCGGAACCCCACCAAAAGGTCAATTTTTTGGCGGTGATCCAGCCTCTTCAATATATAGCACAATCAAAAAGAATAGAAAAGATCGTAAAACCGTTAGTCCTACGTTGATCAAAAGAACATAAAGAGGAATTGAAATGCTGTTACAAGAATTTTGGCAATCTAACTCGTCTGGTGATGATGAATGGATAGAGACTAATGAACCTGTCCATACACGAGGTTTATATGAACCTGCCAAGAACGAAGCGCTTGCTAAATGGCGTAATGCAGATATTAGTAATCCAAGATTTACTGGAAAGTATGTATGGATTTATGATCCAACTGTAGGATTGCTCATTGGTGAAGGAAATTACGCGGCCCACGGCAGAGTTTTTGGTAACATAATGAATCAGTCTGATACTGATTATGATGATTTTGATAGAGGATATGCTCAAACCGATGTAGATAATCATGTATTGTATTTCTATCCAACAGATGTTCACGAATTTTTTGCACATCCAATGGAGAAGATATTCAAAAAAACATTTCCAAATTGGGAGATTGTCAAGTTTGATTCCTATAAAGGAGATAATTGGAAACCAATGGGGGCGGTAAAAGAGGCAATTATAGATGGAATTGATGAATACATTGATTTGGCTCGTATGTCTATAAGATTTGATCCGCCAGGTGGTACTTTCGAAAAAAGTGATTCTCTTGAGCGTTTGGAACTATTGAAGAAGGAAATTGCGCAAAGATTGGCTGGTAGATATATTGTGGCAAAGATAACACGACTTGGTAACTCTCTTTTGGTAAAAGGAACATACGAAAAGTATGTGGTTACGCCGCCAGAAAATTTGCGACCAGGAATTAGAAGCAATAACTTTGTGGTGGTTCCTTGGACTGCAAAGAGGAGTCCAGCGAAGCGAGTAGTCGAGGGTGTAGAAGATACAACAAGGTTTGGAACATATCTATGGATTTATTATCCAACATATGGATTGACAATTCGTAAAGGACATTATGCAATGCATACCACTCGATTTCATGACATTATAAATAAGAGACGAATGACAGGTGGATTTGCACCCCATTTTGATAGTTATGATCGCGGGTATTTGAAACTTGATCCGAAGACCAAATCAATGTATGTTATGCCAACAGATGTACGAGAACATTTTACTTATGATGTGAAAGAAGCATTTGAAAAAGAATTTCCAAATTGGCATATTGAAACTTTTGATAAGCAACGATACGATTTCAAACCAGGTACGAAACTTCTTGATGCAGTAAAGGAAGGGATTCGTTTAGCGGCAAAAACAATCGGATATAATTATTTTAATCGTAAAAGTGAAGAAAGAGGAGCCGCATTATATGTCTTGGTTAGAAAAATAAATTATACGTTGGAGCGTAGATATATTGTTGCAGATGTGGAAACTAGAGATGATGTAGTTTATGCGGTGGGAAGTTTTGAGAGATATAAAATAGAATTACCACTTTCACTCAGACCAAGACTTACAGTTAAAGATTTCAAAATAAGCGTGGTGTCAAACTAATGAAAAAGAAAAAGTCATCTAAACCTGGAACACTAAGAGCAACTGATAAAGTTGCATCTGTCGGCCCTGTGCTTGGTGGGAATCCAAAGAAAGGAACTCTGAGTAAGAAATTTTTTGGCTGTGGCATTACGCCAGAAATTGGCGATAGAGAAGTTTTGGATGAAGCCACACGTAACCAATTTGCAAAACTTAAAAAAGTTAACATAGATCACCCTGCCGCTTTGATTACTCCCAAAAATCATGTTTATGTTGGTAGAATGCATTATGAGTTGCGTGATGTAGTTGCACGAATGCATGATGATCCTAGTCTTTTAAGTGGAACTGTTAGAGTTCGTTTTGCAGGAACAGTTGGATATGCTCATACAGTAATTGAATTTGCTAATAAGGATGAAGCAACTTTACAAAGAGTTTTTGCCGCATTGGAAATTAGAACCCCCGGTGATTGGTTTACTGTGGAATATTCAGTTCCACCATTATATCCAAGTTGGAAGGGAAAAAAAGATGAAGTAAAAGAAGAAATACAAAATTGGGCAACAATGGCAGAACCAGAACCCGTTCGTTCCTATAGTCCAGCTATGGCGTTTTGGCGTGAGTCAAAAAATGAAAAGACAAGAAAGGTGCTATCATATAAGGAATTTCAAAATGCAAGTCACGCCACTAAAAAAGTGTGTCCATCTTGTCAGAATACTTTCAAAAATGTACATAGTGTAGATCAACAATTTTGTTCATTACCATGTGAAAAGGATGGTGGACTAACTTCTGCATTACAAGAAGCATTTAGCAAATTTGTATAAGGATATTATATGAGCCATCTCGTAATTGGTAGTAAAGGTCAAGTTGGTAAGGCATTAATAACTGTGCTATCCGAAGGACAATTTCTAAAAGTTGAAGGGCTGGATATTGGGGTATTACCAATATCAGCTAAATTCAGCATTATTCATATCTGTATTCCTTTCAATGATGAATTTGTAGACGCAGTTCAAAAATATCTTGATAAATATCTTACCAAGGATGGATTGGTAATTATCCATTCCACTGTGGATGTTAGCACTTCATCTTATTTCAATGCTGTGCATTCTCCGATTCGTGGAGTTCATCCACATTTGGTTAGTGGAATTTATACCTTCACCAAATATTTTGGTGGAGCAAGAGCAGAAGAAGCGGCTGTTGTTTTTAGAAAGCTTGGTATTGATTGTGTAACCACTCCAAAATCAGAAACCACAGAAGCGATGAAGTTGTGGGATACCACTTATTATGGTTGGAATATAGTTTTTGAAAAAGCGGTCAAAGCGTATTGTGATCAACTTGGTTTAGATTTTGATTTGGTTTACACGCAAGCAAATAAAAGCTATAATTCTGGATATGCATCTCTTGGTATGAAAAATGTTCAACGGCCGGTGTTGAAAGATTATCCTGGTGGAATCGGCGGTCACTGTATACAAAATAATGCGATGATTTTACACGAATCAATTGGTCAGTCTGTTGGAAAGAATATTTTAGAACAAGTTCTTATGGCTGGTCAAAGTTTAAAAGAAGATGAAAAACCAATTAGTAATAGATCATGGTTATATTGTGAATATTGGGGGAAAAAGAAAGGATCAGAACAGATTGGAAAAGAACTTGGTTGCACAGGCGCAAATATTATAAGATCAATGCGATATAGAAATATTAAAAGAAGAGATCGTATTTGGACAAATAGTGAAATAGAAAATCTTATCGAATTATCAGAAACCAAAACTTTTAAAGAGATATCAGAAATATTGGGGAAAACACATGATGCCATTAGACTGAAGGCAATTAAATTAGGATTGGAAAGTTGTTATTTGCCAGGAGAACAAACAAAACGAGAAGCAACTCGTAAAAAGATAAGTTGTACTTTACAAGGAATTACAGAAAGTGAATGGGATGGCTTTAAAGCAAGTGCCAATGCTCTTATAAGAAAAAGTGAAGAATATCAAAATTGGAGAAAATCTGTTTTTAAGCGGGATGAATATAAATGTATGGATTGTAAAGCAACTGGATTCCTCCATGCTCATCATATTAAAGAATTTGCTAAATATCCAGAACTTAGATTTGATATTGATAATGGACTTACTCTTTGTGAACCCTGTCACAAGAAAGTACATAGAGTTAATAGCGTAGAATTATGAGACTTACAGAATTGACAAGACGAAAGAAAGTTGTGGCTCCATATGATCCTGTGGAACGCGAACGAGAGATGCTTGAATATTATAAAGAGCAAGGGATGACAAAAATGCCAAATGGAACGAAGCAACTTTTTGTTCCAAGAAAAGTAGAAAGTTATCACACTAAAAAAGAATTTTCTGATTATATTTTTCAAAACCGCGCTCAATATGCGTATGACGATGAAGGAAATCTTAAACCAGAATATCAACGAATGATTGATTTAGCCAACGAAAGTATTATGTTTGAAGGCGCTCCAATTTTGGTTAACACTACTCCAAATGTCGGTGGACAAAAACCTACTAATTCTGCCTTATGGACAAGCACAGCAAAAGAAAAATCAAATGGAAAATGGACAAGTTCTTGGAATGATTTTGTTCAAGAGGGAGGATTACCAGATAAAATGAAAGGTCAAGGACAACTTGGCTATCTTTATGATGTAAAGCCAGGCACTACAGTATGTGAAATTGATTCCACAAATGATGCCAAATGTATGTATGAAATGTTTGCTACTCTTGGAAGGGAAAATACGGCGTATGCTGATCCCGAAGAATGGAAAAGGATAAGGGAGATAGGATTTGATTCTGGTTATTTGTTACAGAAAGATTTTCCGTGGCAACATATCGCTCGTCATTTTGATTGCGTTCATCATTATAATTTTGGTCGTTCTTCATACGATGGATTTTCAGATTTTACCTATGGTTATGATTGCGAAAGCACTGCGTGGTTCAAATCTGACCATTTGACATTGCTAGGAAAAGTGCCATTATGGACCGCCGCCGATATGAAACAAGAGCGAGATGCAGACGATTGAAAATAAAGGACTTAGAAAGTTCTTGACTTTTGCCAACCAAAGTGATATACTTATCTTGTAGTCAGAGAAAGGGTAAACGAATGAATAAGCCGTATACGCTATTGACTGAGAGACAAAAGACTCTAATCGTCAACAATGTTCTCGCCGCTGTAACAGACATTAACAAGCTGAATAACATTGGCTACCATTTCCTTTATTTGTCGTGTGGTTTTATTGCACACTATAATCGCTACGGATTCATTAATTATTACTCTACTGAGAGTTTGCGTGACGATATTATTACAAATGCTCAGATGAATCAGTGGAACAATTTTCATCTCGGTGATCGTGATTATGACCATCAGATGGAAAAGAAGGAAATTTATAATCGGATTTTGGTTGGTCTTGGTGCAGAGTATAAGGCATCAAATTGGCTTCGTTACTATTGAAATTAATTGTAATTGCCGTAAATTAGAAAAGGGCTACCTTACTTCCTAACGGAGCGGGTAGCCCAAATTATTTTATGAGGTATTATATGAATAAAAAATGTAAACATGAAAGACTAAAATCCCAATGTAAAGAATGCGGTGGTTCTCAGATATGTGAACATGGAAGACGAAAATCCAGTTGTAAAGAGTGTGGTGGTTCTCAGATATGTGAACACGGAAGACAAAAAAATTATTGTAAGGAATGCGGCGGTAAATCTAAAAGAAATAATTTGATTAGAGAAATTTTAATGATTGACAATTGAAAAATAAAATAGTAAACTAAGAATTGAGGAGAAATATATTATGGCACTACAAACTAAATTAGGACCAGCCGAAATTACCAGACTAAAAGATTTGATTTATGATGGTGTAAAAACCAAAGAAGAAATTACTTCACTGACCGAAGGAATGAACGATACGGTGAAAGCTATTTCAGAGGAACTTCAAATCCCCGCAGGTCTACTCAAAAAAGCAATCAATACCGCAGCCAAAGGAAATTTTTCTGAACTCGAATCAGAATTGGGTGATTTGGAACAGATTCTAAAAGCTGTTGGACGTAAGTGATTTTCCCACCAATCAAAGATAATCTAATTGGTTATCTTGGTATTGCTGCACCCATCGGTGCTTTGTGTGGATATTTATTTTGTAAAATAGCACTGGGAATCATTTACAATGCAAGTAGCATTGTGAATTGGATTGGTTTGATTAGGATATCATAGGATATAGATGTACACTTCTGCGCGGAGTAATAAAAAAACCGAAAAAATTGATGTAGTTGAAAGAGTAAATGGTAAAAGGGTATATAACAGTTTTCCCATTGATCACTCATTTTACATTGATGATGCGAATGGAAAATACTATTCAATCTATAATACTCCTGTCTCTAAAATTGAACCAAGATCAACAGCCGAGTTTCATAAAGAGCTAAACAGTGTCAACAACAAACGAATATGGGAATCAGATTTGAATCCTGTTTTCAAATGTTTGGCACAGTATTATCGTCACCAAGAACCGCCTGAATTACATATAGCATTTTTTGATATTGAAGTTGATTTCAATACTGATAAAGGCTACGCTCCCATTGACGATCCATTTTCATCAATTACTGCAATTACAATTTATCATCAATGGACACAAGAATTGATCACTCTGTCTCTGCGCCCCCACACGCTTACTATGGAGAAAGCAAATACAATAGCCGCAAAGTTTGAAAATACGATGGTATTTGATAACGAAGTGGAATTGATTAGCACAACCTTGGATTTACTTGAAGATGTTGATGTTGTTTCTGGATGGAACAGCGAAGGATTTGATATTCCATATTTGGTAAATCGTATCGCTCGTATTATGAGTAAAGATGACACTCGTAAACTTTGCTTATGGGGTGAGAAGCCAAAAGAAAAAGAAGTTGAAAAGTATGGAAAAGTTTTCAAAACTTATGAACTAATTGGGCGCACTCATATTGATTTGATGGATGCTTATAGAAAATTTACATATGAAGAACGACATAGTTATGCTTTGAATTCAATTGCGGAATATGAATTGAAGCAAAGTAAAACACCTTACGCCGGAAGTTTAGACAAATTATACAATGAAGATTTTGAAAAGTTTTTGGAGTATAGCAGACAAGATGTAACGCTTTTACATTTGTTGGAAGACAAACTCAAACTTCTCTCTTTGATGAATGAAATCGCTCATAATACAACCACTCTGTTGCCCAATTGTCTCGGCACAGTTGCGGTATTTGATCAAGCAGTAATCAATAGAGCGCATGATTTAGGTTTGATCGTTCCAAATAAAAGCAAGAATTATGGTGCGGATTCTGAAGATGGAATCGCTGGTGCCCACGTTGCTCAACCAAAAGCTGGTATTCATGATTGGGTTGGAGTAATTGATATCAACGGCCTGTATCCAAGTTCTCTTCGTGCTTTGAATATGGGAGTGGAAACAATCGTTGGTCAATTACGTCCAGAATTGACAGATCAATTTATTTCTGAAAAGATAGCCAGTGGAAATACTTTTGCTCAAGCTTGGGAAGGTGTGTTTGGTTCCATTGAATATCAGGCAGTAATGGATCGTCGCGAAGGTATTGATTTAGTTATTGATTGGGAAACTTCTGGTAAGAGCGACACACTTACAGCAAGTCAATGCTATGAATTGATTTTTGAAAGTGGTCAACCATGGATGATAAGTGGTAATGGCACAATTTTTACTTATGGTCGTGATGCGTTGGTTCCAAGTGTATTTGCAGAATGGTATAGAGTTAGAAAAGAATATCAGAAAAAACTTGGTGAAACAACTGATGTAGAACTGAGAAAGTTTTACGATCAGAGACAGCAAGTTCAAAAGATTTTGCAAAATTCTGGATACGGAGCGCTGACGAACCCAGCCTCAAGATTCAACGATAAAAGAGTTGGACAATCCATTACGTTGACTGGGAAACTTATTTGTAAGCATATGAATTCATCTGTCAATGAGTGTATTACAGGAAAGTATGAAATTGAAGGTGATGCTATTATTGCCATTGATACAGATTCAAGTCAATTTTCTGCTTGGCCGATGATGAAACCACTTGTTGAAGCCAAAGAAACCGAATGGAATAAGGAAACGGCTGTGGCATTGTATACTGCAATTGGTGATAAAGTCAATGAATCATTTCCAGAATTTATGAAAAAGAATTTCAACTGCCCAGAAAATTTTGGCAGTCTGATTCGTGGTTCATGTGAAAGTGTTGGAACGAAAGCGTTATACATTACTAAGAAAAGATATGCAATTCTAAATTATTGGAAAGATGATGTAAAGTATCTCAAGGAACCAAAACTCAAGGCAATGGGTTTGGATTTAAGACGAGCCGACACTCCAGTTGTATGTCAGAAATTTCTCAAATCAATTTTGATGGAATTACTGACGAATGGCACAGAAAAAACCATTGTCACTATGATCAATGATTTCAAGAAAACATTTAGTGAGTTGCCGTTGCCAGAGCAAGGCACTCCTAAGCGAGTAAACAAGATTACAAATTATACAGAGATGATTGCCAAGGGTAAAGGCAATCGTGTACCAGGTCATGTTCGGGCGGCAATTAATTGGAATGTTCTTCGTGAAATCAATCACGATAAAGTTCATACTCGTATAGTGGACGGTATGAAGTGCGTTATCTGTCCACTCAAAGCCAACACAATGAATATGACTTCTATAGCATATCCAATTGATGAAATTTATCTTCCAAACTGGTTTAAGAGTTTGCCATTTGACAACGAAAGTATGATGGCGGCTGTTGTAGACAAGAAGATTGAAAATCTATTTGGTAAGCTAAAAAATTGGAAATCCATTTCAAGTTCAACACGAAAGGTAAACACATTTGATGACTTCTTCGCAGAGGTCTAAAAAGGATATTTTATGAAATTAAAAATTGTTTTTGCACTCATTTTATGTGTCATGTTCTGTAACACTGTTATGGCACAAACTCCAACTCCACCTACGCCTCCAATAATCAATTTATATGCAGCGGGAGTTTCATATAATATAAATGGACAGCCAAGTATTGCAGGTACAGCTATGTATGCTCATTATATTGTTAGTCCAGGAACATATACTTTTGCTGTAATTGATGTTTTGCCAAATACAATAAAACCATTTTCGGTGACTAGTAATATCGGGATGGGTCTTGCACAAAAAATGTTTTCAGTTGGAAAAGTGAATATATTTATGCCAACTGCTGCTGGTATAAGTTGGTCTGGAGCAAATACTGGATGGCAATGGACTGGTGGAGTAGCAGTAACAGTTCATTTGAAGGCTGGTTCATATCTCGTTCCAACAGTACGATTTGTAAAATCATCAGTGTCAGGTGGGTCTGGATATCAACCAATTATTGGAGTAGCTTATGGTTGGGGCAAGTAACCATAAAATTTATTTACATTATCATATTACTGTGATAGTATAGAAATATGCAGGATTATTTAGGAAATCAAATAAATGTCGGAGATTATGTTTTTGGTGGATCGGGATACTGTCTTTATAAGGTGACAGCAGTTGATGAATTGGCAAAAATGCAAGTGGTTGAATTAGGTCGTACCGTAGAATACTCAGTAGCTCCCCGTCAATATGTAAGAATTTCTGAAGAAGATTTGACTCTATATTTTTTAAGCAAAGGATACAAAACATGATTGATATATTATTTTGTATACTGAATAAATTTTTTGATTAACTTGGGTATATTTGATTTTTCCCAATAGGGAATTTCTAATAATGGTATATTGGTCTTGATGCAATATTCTTTTTTGATAATATCTCGCAGTTTACATTCATTAAAAAGTTCAATTGCTGATTTGTGTTTACTGCCAAAAGAACACGGAACATAATGTTGTTTTCCTTGAAATTCAATCAATCCAATTAGAGTTAAATTATTAAATATAGCAAAATCAAATGGAAGTGGTCGTTTATCACAACAAGTTGAAATTTTATATTGTGTTTGATATTTACAAGGTAAGCTTTCCAAAATTTCGCGAATTCTTATCTCATTTTTTGATAATGAACATTTTGGGCAACCTTGACCACTTAAATGTGAATTAGGAGTTTGATTAAAATCGCCGTGTATATTACAAGTGATTTTAATTTTCTTTTTGTTATGAATGTATATAGTGTTTTTATATTGATATTGTTCTTTATGTACTAGCTTCGCGGCAGCTATAAATGACATTGT